ATATAAATTATATGAAAATATTTGGATTTGAAATAACCAAGAGTCTAGGCAAAGATGCAACAGAAGAAAAGGATTCTTTGCAAAGCTTTGCTTTACCAGTTGATAATGATGGTGCTGCATATGTTAGTGCAGCAAATAGTGCAGCTGGTTATTACGGTCAAATCCTTGATATTGATGGCGGCAGTTTAAACAACGAAAAAGACCTTATCTTGCGCTATCGCGCTAGTGCAGTTCAACCTGAGTGTGACGCAGCCATCACTGAAATTGTAAACGGTGCAATTGTAAATGATAGCGATGGCGCACCGGTCAATTTAATTCTTGATAATGTAGATCTTGCTGATAACATCAAGAAAAAGATTCATGAAGAATTCTCTAACATTCTTCAATTATTAGATTTTACTTATACAGGCTTTGACCTATTTCGCCGCTGGTATATTGATGGACGTATATATTTTTACTTGATTATGGATCCTAAGAAGCCTAAGGATGGCATCAAAGAGATTCAACAAATTGATCCATTAAAGATCAAAAAGATTAAAGAGGTTAGTACACGCATTGATAAAGTTACTGGCATTAAGACTAGTGAAATTACTGATGAGTACTTTATGTATACCGATGATTTTAATAGCAATGCTGGCCTGAGTGGGTTAAAGATTGATCCTAATGCTATTGTGTATGTGCCGTCTGGTGTATTGGACGAGAACGGCAAGGTTAGTATCAGCCATTTGCATAAGGCAGTCAAGCTGGTCAATCAATTGCGTATGATGGAAGACGCATTAGTCATCTATCGTATTGCACGTGCGCCTGAGCGCCGTATTTTCTATATTGATATTGGTAACCTTCCAAAGGGTAAAGCCGAAGAATATGTACAAGGCATTATGGCCAAGTACCGCAATAAGCTGATGTATGACGCCAACACTGGTGAAATACGCGATGATCGCAAGACCATGAGTATGCTTGAAGATTTTTGGTTGCCGCGTCGTGAAGGCGGACGTGGTACTGAAATTACTACACTGCCTGGTGGTGACAACCTTAGTCAAATTGAAGATGTTATCTACTTTAAGAAAAATCTTTACAAGGCGTTAAATGTTCCATCTAGCCGTCTTGAAAGCGAGACAATGTTTAATGTTGGACGTAGCACAGAGATTAGTCGTGAAGAAGTTAAATTCCAAAAGTTTATTAACCGCCTGCGCCGCACGTTTTCTGTACTATTCATTGATATGCTGCGTGTACAATTGATTCTTAAAGGAATTATTACACAGGATGATTGGAACCACATACGACAAAATAGCAGCGTTGACTATGTTGAAGACAACTTCTTTAGCGAACTTAAGGACTTTGAAATTATGAAAGAGCGCCTTGAAATGTTGGGAAGTATTGAAAGTCAGATTGGCAAATACTATAGTACAAAATGGGTGCGCTCAAATATTCTAAATCAAAGTGAGAATGAGATTGAAAAGATGGACGAGCAAATTAAACTTGAAGCCGCTGAAGCTGCGACAGATGAAGAAGGAGATAGTACTGATGCTGAAGATTTTGGCGCTTAATTAAATAAAGAAAAATATAAATAAACAACTGTATGAGTAACATTAAAAATTTTATCAAAAGCATTGCTACCAGTGATACAAACACTAGCGCCAGCTTGATGCAACGCATGATTATTGACAAAGTCAAGACTGTCCTTGATATTAAACGTGTTGAACTAAGTGCTAGCATTTACGATCAACCTAAAATCACTGAAAGCATTGTAACCGAGACTATTGAGAAAAATACAAAAAAGTTTGACTATGCTCACGGATTGGCGATTGAACGTAAAGACACAAAGTTCCGCGAAGCACAAGGTGAAATCTACCGTGCGCTTGATGATGAAGACAAACGTGCACTTTCACGAATCATTCAAATTGATACGCGTGATGACGATGGTAAGCAATTTGAAAAAGAAATTCGCATGCTATATACAAAGCTAATGAAAAAATTTAAAAATGTTAGTGTGTCCGATGGAGGCAATCCAAAGGTTTATGCTGCACTAAACTATGTGCTTGATAAAATATAAGTTTATATAAATAAACTATTATCAATATGAAGTTAATCACTGAACACTTAGAAGATTTAAATTATCTAGTTGAGTCCGCTGCTGATGGCAGTAAGAACTATGTGATTGAAGGGATATTCATGCAGGCCGAACAGCTTAACCGCAATCGCCGCGTATATCCAAAAACAGTTTTAGAAGGAGCAGTTGCAAAATATACAACTGACTATGTTAATCGTGGACGAGCCGTTGGTGAATTGAATCACCCAGAAGGCCCTGCAATTAACCTTGATAAAGTTTCGCATCGCATTACCGCTCTCAAGTGGAATGGTAATGATGTTGTTGGAAAGGCACTCATCCTGAATACGCCAATGGGTAAAATCGTGAAAGGACTATTGGAAGGCGGATGTCAGTTGGGTGTTTCAAGCCGTGGTATGGGAACCGTTGCAAGCAAGAATGGTCAAACCGTTGTCAATGAAGACTTCGTGTTGTCCACAGTTGATATTGTACAAGATCCAAGTGCTCCGTCCGCTTTTGTGAACGGGATTCTTGAAGGAGTAGAGTGGATCTGGGACAATGGACTACTTAAGCCGCAACAAATTGAAATGTATGAGACAGAAATTAAGAAGGCCTCTTCTGCCAAATTGGCGGAAGCTCAGGAACGTATCTTCAAAGATTTCCTCTCCAAACTCTAAACAAAATAAAGTAATATAACTCATGAAAACAAAACAAGAAACAATTGAAGATGATATCATCGAAGATATCACCGAAGAAACATTACTTTCTCTTGACGAAACTTTAGAGGCGGGCGCGGAATCAACTGAGATCGCCGAAGCTAAAGTTAAGAAAGAAGAGGAAGACGATGATATGGAAGATGATATGGAAGATGATATGGAAGATGATATGGAAGAAGCAATGGATGATGTTGGTAAAGAAGATGACGACATTGACAACGACGGCGATTCCGATGAAACTGATGCATATCTAAAGAACCGCCGTAAGAAGATTGCGGCTGCTATTAAAAAGCAAAATGAAGACGTTGTGCCTCTTAAAAAACAAATTCCAGATTATGACACATTGTCATTAGACCAACTGTGGAATATCCACGTTGACTATTCTTTTGATGATGGTAGTGTTACTCCTGAGGAAAAGACCTGGTCAAAGAAAGAAGCACAGAAGCTTGTGGATTTTGTTAAAGGCAAATTTGGTGATGACGTGGCTGATGACATGGTTAAAGTTAGTGAATTATCTTCGTATGCCGGTGCTACATCGGTAAACAGAGATGATATTGCTAAACTTCGCAAGAAGCACAATGTCAAAGGTATTGATGCCGTTGAAGAACAGCTTGCTGTTGATTCAAGTGACATCACTCGTCTGGTTGAAAGTGAAGTTGGACTAACTGAAGAATTCAAGGAAAAAGCAACGCTTATTTTTGAAACTGCAGTTCGTACCAAGGTTGCTGAAACTGAAGCAGTGCTTAAGGAAGAGTATGCAACGCGTTTGGCAGAAGAAGTTGAAACCATCCAAGAAGACTTGGTTGAAAAGATTGACAGCTATCTGACATATGCAGTTGAAAGCTGGGTTGCAGACAATAAGGTTGCAGTTGAAAGTACACTACGTACTGAGATTGCTGAAAACTTTATCTCTTCACTCAAGAGTGTATTTGTTGAAAACTACATTGAAGTGCCTGAAGGTAAGACCGATCTGGTTGCGCAAATGGAAACTAAACTATCTGAAAGCGAAGAGCAAGCTGCCAAGCTTGAGCGTATTGCTGAGAGCCTTGCCGAAAAAGTGGAAACACTATCTCGTGCAAATGTTCTTGCCGAAACTTCTCGTGACCTTGCAGATACTCAAGCTGCCAAATTGCAATCACTTGCTGAAGATGTCGAATATGTTGATGCCGATTCATTCCGCAAGAAAGTTGAAACTCTCAAGGAGTTTTATATCAATAGCCGTCAAAGTGTCGAAGAAGAAACCCTCATTGAAGATTCATATATCAGCACACAAACTATCGTCGAAAACGAAACATTTGGTGAAGAAATTTCACCAAGCATGAAAAACTATTTAACCGCAATATCTCGCCTCAACAATGCGTCTACCGCAAACATTGCAAGCTGATACACGGTTCCCAAAACAAACAACAACCTAGAAAATAACTATTATGTTTAATTCAGAACAACTACAAAAGAAATGGGCTCCAATCTTGGAAGCCAAAGACGCTCCTTCATTCAAGGACAACTATCGTAAAGCAATCACTGCAGTTCTCCTTGAGAACCAAGAGAAAGCGCTCCGTGAAGAAAACTCACAAGCATCATTCCTCAACGAAGGTAACAGCATTGGTGGTTCTTCCATCGGTGGTGGTACCGGTGCAGTTAAGACCTGGGATCCAGTTCTTATCAGCCTTGTTCGTCGTGCAATGCCTAACATCGTTGCTTATGACATTGCTGGTGTTCAACCAATGACCATGCCTACCGGCTTGATCTTTGCAATGCGCTCGCAATATCAAAATGCAGCTGGTACAAATACTGCTGAAGCACTCTTCAACAAGCCTGATACAACTTTCTCAGGTTCGCTTACAACAGCATCTGGTGAAACACTTTCAGGCAGTGGTGTTAACGGTGGTTACTACGATCCAAACATTGCGCTTGGACTTGGTACGAGTGGTGCAGTAACTAACGGTGCAACTGGTGCATCTGGCCCTGGTGGAGAAAATGGTGCAAACGTTGTTCAAATCGGCCGTACCAACGGTGGATTTGGTCAAATGGGCTTCACCGTTGACAAGACAACTGTTACTGCTCAGACACGTGCTCTTAAAGCAGAATACACAATGGAACTTGCTCAAGACCTTAAGGCTGTTCACGGCCTTGATGCAGAAGCTGAACTTGCGAATATCCTATCTGTTGAAATCCTTGCAGAAATCAACCGTGAAGTTATCAACGTTGTCAATGCTAAAGCAATCAAAGGTGGTATTCGCACAGTAACCTTCACAAGTGGTGGTAACGGTGCAGCAACAATTGGTACACCAACCGGTTTCTTCGATATTAACGAAGATGCAGATGGTCGTTGGGCTGTTGAGAAGTTCAAGTCACTTCTTTATCAAATCGAAATTGAAGCTAACTCTGTTGCTAAGTCAACACGTCGTGGCAAAGGCAACATCGTAGTCTGTTCCTCAAACGTTGCAAGTGCTCTTGCAGCTGCTGGTGTTCTTGATTATGCTCCTGCTCTTGCAACAAACCTTAATGTTGATGACACAGGTAACGTATTTGCTGGTGTTCTTAATGGTCGCATGAAGGTGTTTATTGACCCATTTGCTGATAATGACTATATCACTGTTGGTTATCGTGGTGCCAATGCATATGATGCAGGCGTCTTCTATTGCCCATACGTTCCGTTGACAATGGTTCGCGCCGTTGATCCTAACACCTTCCAACCAAAGATTGGTTTCAAGACACGTTATGGTCTTGTCGCTAACCCGTTTGCTGGTGGTGTTGGTGGTAACGGTGCTGCCGGTGACCCGCTTGGTGCTGACCTGCAAAACCCATACTTCCGTAGATTCGTTGTTACTGGTCTCGGCGGTGGTTCATACATCCCAACCGAACAAGCAGCTAGCTAATTCGGAATAATCCCTTAGGGAATCGTTAAAGGTGGGCAATCGAAAGGTTGCCCACCTTTTTACTTTAATAAATACCTTATAATATGGCTACCAATTTATTATCATTGACTGGATTTAAGATGCAGTTTAATACCGATCTTTTTCCGTTAACCGAAAAACTTGCTGTGGCTGCAACTTTCCCAAGCATAAGCGTTAGTGAGGTTGCTATCAACTTCTCCAACAAAGCAGGTTTTGTTAGCAGCGGATTCTTAGAGTATGGAGAGCTGAGCGTACGCATTGCAGTTGATGAAGGCTTAAGTGTATATGATGAATTATACAATTGGCTAAAGCGCAACAGTGAAGGTGCATCACTTGAAACATATAGCCTTGTATTGAATTTTGTTACAAGTCATTTTAATGTATCACGTAGCGTACGTTTTAATTCTGTATTTGCTAGTGCTATCAGTGGTATAGAATTAAATGCTCAGGCAACTGATGTGGAGTATGCATACATTGATGTGACATTCAAATATGACAATTTTAATTTCCTAGATTAAAAAGATATAAATCAATCTAGAACAATGACTCTAGATGATATATTAAAAATGTGGGCTGAGGACAGCAAGATTGACGAAGTTAACCTTGATGTTACTAGTATGAAGAGCGCTCAGTTGCACTCAAAATATCTTGAGCTATACAGCTTGAGTAAATTGCAACTTAAGAAAAGCGAATTGGGTATGGCTGTTCTCAAAAAAGATAAATGGTTATATTACAACGGCAAGATGAGTAAAGAGGATATGGACAGCCGTGGATGGAACTATGACCCGTTTGCAGGAATGGCCAAACCGCTTAAAAGTGATATGGATCTATTTTATGAAACTGATGCCGACATTAGCAAACTTCGCATGAAGTTGGATTATCAGCAAGTGATTGTTGAAAGCCTTAAAGATATTCTTGACAACATCAAATGGCGTCACACGCACATTAAAAATATGATAACCTGGCGACAGTTTGTCAATGGTACGTGATCGAGGTATTAGTGTATTAAAAACATAAAAAATAATGTCTGACATTACCGTAAAGAAAGTAAATGAGTGCACTCTAAAGATTTGGAGTGATGACCATGGCATTCTCATGGAAGTAAATGAATATTTTACTTTCTTTGTTGAAGGTTATAAATTTATGCCCCTCTTTAAAAATAAGTGTTGGGATGGTAAATGCAGATTATATAATGGTAAGACTAGTACATTACCGTATGGACTACTTTTGGAATTGCTTAAGTTTGCGGATGCTCGCAAATACTCCGTAGAGCTTGATCGTGATATACGCGACCGCACACCACAAGACAAAGGTGCATTGGTTGACTATGCAAAGAGCCTGACACTAATGGGCGGGCCAAATCGCATTGAGGCTCGTGACTATCAATTAGATGCTTACTCACATGCATTGTGTGAAGGGCGCAGTTTGGTTATTAGTCCAACTGGTAGCGGTAAGAGTCTAATCATCTACATGATGATACGTTGGTATCTTGACAATCACGATGATAGCATATTGATTGTGGTTCCTACAACAAGTTTGGTTGAGCAGTTGACAAAAGACTTTGCGGATTATAGCAGTGCAGATGATGGCTTTGATGCTGACACAGATGTACATAAAATTTATAGTGGTAAAGAAAAAAATAACTTTGAATCGCGTGTAGTAGTTACCACATGGCAGAGTGCCATTACATTGCCAAAGCAGTGGTTTTCAAAGTATGGAATGGTTGTAGGTGATGAAGCTCACTTGTTTAAAGCAAAGAGTCTTAATGCCATCATGAGTGCGCTAGTGAATGCCAGCTATCGCATTGGTACAACAGGAACCATTGACAACAGTCAGTGCAATGAATTGGTATTGGTTGGAAACTTTGGACCAGTGCATCGCGTTATTACAACAAAAGAATTGATTGACAGCAATACACTTGCGGCGCTGCAAATCAAATGCATTGTATTGAATCACAATGAAGAGCTAAAAAAGATTGTGAGCAAGTTGGACTACCAAGCTGAAATCAATGCTATTGTAAGTCATGCTGGACGCAATGCTTTTATTACCAAGCTTGCACTATCACAAAAAGGCAATACACTTGTGTTGTTTAATCTTGTAAGTAAACATGGTAAACCGCTGTATGAAAGTATCAAAGCAGGTGCTGCAGAAGGCCGCAAAGTATTTTATGTAAGTGGAGAAGTAAATGCAACTGATCGTGAAACTATTCGAGAAATTACTGATAAACATAATAATCAAACCGTTTTAAGATTTGGTAAAAAGAAGATTAAAGTTAGTAATGATAGTAGTGTAAACCTATCTGATGGAACTACAAAATATGCTAAAGATATTACTATTGACGATGATGTATGCGATAAGTGGATATCTGCCTGGGTGTAATTAGAGGTTTGTATAAATAACTTTATGTTAATACCAGTACAAAACATAAAGAATTTCTTAATAAGTAAATTAGGAGAACCTGATAATGAAGAAGCATTAGATCAATATATTACCTTTATCATAGAAAATGAAGTAAATTATGATACTGATCTGTATTGTGAAAATCATCATATATTACCACAGTGCATTGAACCGAATGATATTACAGTTAAACTAAAATATAATGATCATTGTGATGCCCACCTATATTTGTTTTTAGCATATAATAGAAATGACTTTTACCGACCATTAAATTTTATGAAACCTGATACTAATATTAGGGGTAAAGAATACAGCGAAGGTTTAAGCATCGCTAGAAAACGAGGTCGGGAGAAATTTAAAAATTCTGATAAGTATGAAGAATACCTTGAACAATGCAAAATTAAAACTTCCCTAAGAATGAAAGATGGACTTGCTGCAGAATTATCCAAAAGAAGATTTGACCAAAACCCAAATGCTCGGCAGGAAATAAGTGAACACTTTAAACAATTATGGGCTGACCCTGAGTATAAAAAAAGAGTTAAAGAATCAATGGTAGCTGAAAGAAATACCTCTGAAGGCAAGGCACGCATGTCAAATGCTGCAAATGATCGTTGGGATTGCATGTCAGTTGAAGAGCGCGAAAAGTTTTCATTAAAAATGCAAGAGGTTAATAACGATATAGATAAACGAGTGCAGTCAGGTATTGCTATTAAAGAAAAATGGGCAGATCCTAATTTTAGAGATAAAATGAAAAACCGTAAACACGGGTCAAATTCAACTTCACTTAAAGAAAAATGGGCAGACCCTGAATGGAAAGCAATGATGTTAGCAAATAGAAAATTAGCAAAGGAAAGAAAAACGCAAAATGAAACCAGATGAAGTTAATGTTGGGGAAAGCGGTGTTATCATTGTGGCAAGTTCTAATTGTTTCTCTACAGGAATTAATATTCGCAATCTCCACCAGATTGTTTTTGCTGCACCAACAAAGAGTCAGATACGTGTATTGCAAAGCATTGGTCGCGGACTACGAAAAAGCGATGATGGACGCGGATGCACAGTGTATGATATATCAGACAATTTTAGTTGGAAGAAGAAAAAGAATTATACCATGAACCATGCGATAGATCGTGTTAAGATATATAATAAAGAAGGTTTTGAATATAAGATTTACGAAATTGAATTGCCATGATTGACGACGACTCATTAGACCATCTGGATATTCGTGTATACAGCACGGTTAGTGGCCGCCAACTTATAGGTGAATTTGAGGACCTGTTTGATGATGTAATCCTACTCAACAGTCCACTTGAAATGGTACGAGTACACATGAAAGAAGGTATTGCCGTTCGCATGGTTCATGCAGTACCACAAAACGATGGTGCTCCAATGCACCTTTATTTGCATGCAGTAGAAAGCGAATCCTTCGCTTCTGACGTTCTTAAGGAATCATATTATAAACAACTTGCGCTTGATCGTATCTCGTCGTTATTAACGGAATCAATTGAGAACAAAATCAAAGGTGATGAGCAAACCTTAGCTGACCTTGATCCTCTAGATTCCTTTAAGTATAATTGGAATGGCAGTGTTGATCGTTGGGAGAATTGATTGTTTATCAGTGATTCTAATAGTATTATAACACAAGTGAAATGACTTGTGAATAACAAAATGCACAACCATAGAAAAAAGTTGTTTACATTGCCTTAAAGTTTGTTATAATAAAGGTATGCAGATTGAAAAGCCAAAAAGAAAAAGTCGTGGCACCGACTATGTAAACAATGCACTTTTTAGTGCAGAGGTTATGGAGTATGTTAACAGTGTCACCGCCGCTAAAGAAGCAGGCCCCGAGCCACCCAACATACCCAATGATATTGGTGAATCATTCATGAAAATTTGTAACGGCCTTGCGCGCAGTCCAAGTTTCATGAAATATAGCTACCGTGAAGATATGGTTATGGATGCAGTTGAAAATTGTGTTAAAGCAATTATGAATTTTGATGTTAACAAAACTACTCGCACCGGTACTCCCAATGCTTTTAGTTACTTTACACAAATTGCATACTTTGCTTTCCTGCGCCGTATTGCAAAAGAAAAGAAGCAAACTACAATCAAGCAACTCCTGATTGAAGAAGGTGGCATTGGTATGTTTGCAGAATTTGATGGTGATGCAATGAATGGTGGCGAAACCATGGTTGAAAAGATTCGTCAAAAGAACGATGCATTCTATCGTGATGATAGTTGTACCTCTACTGGTGAAGAGCTTCCTAAAAAGAAACCGGCTGCATCCAAAAAAGTCGCTGCACCAAAGACTGGTCCACTCGCTGACTTTCTAAATGCTTAATATGAAGGTCGGAGTAATTACAGACGAAACTAAACACAAAATGAGTGAAGCACAAAAGGGAACAAAAAAGAAAATTATACAATGTCCGCATTGTGATAAAGCCGGTGGGGCACCTGCATTAATGCGGTGGCATTTTGATAATTGTAAGTTGAAAGGTAATTCTTAATGCGTATTGCAGTTCTCACAGATACTCACGCTGGTATAAAAACCGGCAGTGATACCTTTCTTGACTATGCTGAGAGATTCTACGCTGAGAGATTCTTTCCGTATTGTGAGGAACATGGGATTAAAAAGATACTTCACTTGGGTGACTATTTTGATCACCGCCGCTATGTTAACTATAAAGTATTGAACCGCAATCGTGCAATGTTCATTGACAAGCTGTATGAATATGGCATGCATATGGATATTATCCCAGGCAATCACGACGTGTTCTTTAAGAATACAAATGACCTGTGCAGCCTCAATGAAGTATTGGGTAAGTATCCTGAGGTGATTAGTGTTCATACGAAACCTACGGTTGTATCATATGAATCATTAGACATAGCACTACTTCCATGGATCAATGCTGAAAATTATGCAGATAGCATTCGTTTTATTGAAAGCGCGCCTGCAGCATGGCTTGGTTCACATCTTGAGTTGAGCGGATTTGAAATGATGAAAGGCGCGCCAGCTACCAGCCATGGTATGGATGCATCATTATTCAGTCGCTATGAAACCGTAATGAGCGGGCACTATCACACCAAGAGTCAGCGTGATAATATTCATTACCTGGGCGTTGCTTTTGAACACACCTGGGCAGATTGTAATGACCCCAAGTATTGGCATGTGATTGATACTGAAACGCGTGAGCTGTTGCCAATTCGCAATGACTTGTGTATCTTTAAGAAACTGGTATATGATGACACTCCATATGATGCACCAGTTGAGGCAATTAACCGTATGGATTTTAGCGCAGTAAATGGAACCTTTGTTAAAGTAATTGTTGCTGCAAAGAAAGACCCATTTGCTTTTGACAAGTACATCGATCGGCTCAGCGCTCACGAGCCGTTTGACCTAAAGATTGTTGAAAATTTTGCAGAGTATAACAGCGAGAATGTTGATGTTGATGAAGAAGTAAATGTCAGCGATACTAGTACACTATTAAATACTTATGTTGATGCAGTTGAAACCGAATTGGACAAGGACCGTATCAAAACAAAATTGCAAGAACT